TTTATGTCTATCGTTGTAGCAGCAAGTTGTATTTCTGTATCTGCAACAAGGTCAAGCTGACCATCTGCACTAGAGTTAATGTAAATAGCTGTGTCACGAAACTGTAGTTTTTCTGTAGAGGCGACAAGTATATCATCAGAGAACTCAAAGTAGTCCTCGTCTTCCATCCACTTTAGTACACCATCATTTGTCTCACCGTCAAACGTTAAGGTGATATCTGTTCCTGCTGTGCCTAAACCTATACTGATACTGTGACCTGCAAGCGTAGTTATAGGTCCACCTTCTCCAGTTGTACCATCGTGTGTGTGTCCTGTACTAGCAGCAAAGGCTGCAAGAAGCTGGTCAAACTCATCATTTGAATCTGATGCCTGTATTACGTCACCTTCTGTGTACGTGGACTGTCTTGTGTATGTAGCACCCATTAGCGTCTAGCTCCTACTTGGTATTCTAATTGAAATCCTTTTAGTGAATATGGCGGTGATTCACCATTATCATCTATCTTTAATGCAACAGTAAAACCTGAACCTTCTACTGGCTGTCTTACTAGAGGCTGTGAACCCCCACCATAAACAAACTGTGTAGCAGAGGATGCAGTGCTGTATGTAGAAACACCATACTGCGCCCCTAGTGTGGCTGTGGTTAAACTGTATGCAGCAGGTCTTGATGCTCCTACTGCCTCGTTGTCATATCGTAAAAATAAATCTGCACTTATATTAGCTTCTGGCTTGTAGTTAAGAATAACTCTGTGCATTGACTTTCTTATACCTACATCCCCAAAGTTTAAGTCAGGGCTTCTGTATCTGCCTAGTATAGCAGTGCCATCAAAACTATCACCTTTTTCTTGCCGTTGTACATATCCATCAAAACTACCGTGTATAACTAGAACATCTCCTGCTTCTACATGTGTATCTGAACATGATGGTTTAATACCTAATGACTCAGCAAACTCAAAGCCATCACCTTTCATAACACATATAACACCTTTTGTTCTTGCTGCTGATACAGTGTCTTTTGTAAAAAATATTCTATACTGTGTTTTATCTGGTATGACAACGCTTTCAAAAAGGCTAGAGTCACGTATGTTCTCATCAAATAAAGACTGCACGTTCTTAGATATTGTACCAAGTTCAACGTCACCAATCCTAGCTGTACCAGCAACTGTACGTAAACCATCAGGACCAAGAAATATTAAATCCCCTGCAAATTCTTGAATAGTGTTACCATTTACACAACCAATGTTTCTAGTTACAGGCTCTACAGCAAAGTTAGCTAAAGCAGAACCTGTCAGTTTAAATATCCTATTCTCGCAAAATATAAATAAATTATCACGAAAAACCTTTAGTCCTACTATCGTATCGTCTACGTTGATACTGCCAGCACCATCCCCTGAGTCAAAGCCATCTTCATCAAACGGCTCACTAAATACTAGAGTTGACGGTGTTGTAGACTTACCTGCATAGAACATGTGGTTTCTAAAAGCAGCTACAAACTTTGATCCTGCTACTGTGCTTTCACTTACATCTGTTGCTGTCATAGATGAGTTAAACACAACAGGTGCATTAGCGCCATCCACACAGATTAGTTTCTCATTGCCATCAAAGTTAAATCTTTCAAAACCATACTTGTCTGCATTGGTTCTGCTTGTATCTCGCTCTGTCCAGTTCTCTGATACTGCTGCATCTACTGCATGATTAGCTGCAGTTGTGCTTGTTGTTGCTCTGGTAACACCTGTAAATGTTGTGCTAGTTATACCTGTGTACGTAAACTCTTCACTGTCTATAAGTAATGTACCACTAGAACCAAACCCTGCAGTGCTATCTACGTTTAGTGTGCCAGAGCCTGACATTGAAGTTGTAGATACTATTTTTTGTGATAGCTCTGTAGAACCTGCGCTAAATATCTTTTCACCTCTAGCTGCAACTACTCTGTCTGCAAATCTAGCTACCATTAAAACTTTTTCAGTGGAGCTAGATGTCTGAGGTACTATCTGATTAACGTACTTACGAAAACCATTTATTCTTCTGTAACCACCCTCAACATCAGGCTCAAAGTTTTCTAAAACAAGCGCCTCTCCTGGCTGCATAAGAAAGGTGGACCTGTTTAAAACTAGCCCACCCTCACAGTTAAATGCTGCTGGTTGTAATGTTGATGTATCTGGCATATTAAGATACTCTTAGTACAGGATTATATGACGTTGTGTCACTACCTACTAATGTGGATCTTACGTAGTCGTACTTGTTTATTACAAGTGTTTGCATGTTTTTGATACCTTGTTGGAATCTATCAAAGTTAAGTTCATACTGCTGTAGTTCACCACGATACTGATAAACATAAGCAACTGCGCCATCTATGACTACAGTTGCAAATCTGTCAGGTATTGTAGTTGTGTCTCCATGCGCTGACAGATCAGCAGGAAATGTAAAATAATCAAATACAAGTGTGTACTGTTTATCAGGAAAGGGATAAAGTAAATAATTATTGTCAGGTGTACGCACTATAAATCTAGGTACACCGCCTTTTGTAAACTGTGTTACTGTTGTGCTATTTGCTATAGTTGCTGCTGTGGTGCTGTTTGCACCTCTAGTACATCCTGTAAAATCATTGCCTGATATACCTGTATAAGTTATTTGTTCACCACCTATATATAAAGTGCCTGTTGAGTCAAATCCTGTAGTAGATGCAACTGTTATTGTAGTAACTGCTGCTGATAGCCCATCTGTTGCATTGATGGTTGTAGATGTAACATCATCTTCCTGTGTAGCGTAGTCTCTTGATATATATTCGTTGTAGTTTAGTTTAGTGAGACTGTTACCTGCTGAACTTAGGTCTTCATCTTTTTTTATTCTTGCTGTGTTGTAATCTATATACTTAGTGCTTGTTGGTACACTATACTTTACAACGCCTGGTGTAAGTGTAGAGGAGTTTGTTGCGTGGTTAAACGGATACGAAAACTCTCTCTGATTGATGTAACGTATAGCTTCATTAACAGCGTTTTGACACTGTGTCTGTACACCTCTAGGACTTGAAAAGTTAGTTGAAGTAAGTTCTACTTCATTCATTCTAACTAGTGTTTTGTTTGTTAATGAGAGATACGTTTCAGCCATAAGTACTTCCTAATATGTAATAAGGGGGCCAGTTGCCCAGCCCCCAAAGTATTATGCTAGTAGATCACGATCTACTTCATTTGCAGAACCTGACTGTGATATGTCATCCATGATAATGCATACAGCATATACACGAAGAATACCACCAGTGATAGTTCCACTAGATGCTTGAATCTCTACGTCAAGTGTATCTGCTGCTGCAGTAAACACTGGTAGATTTCCACACACACCTGAAGATGTAATTGCTGGTGTATGATCACCAACAGATGCACCGTCATAGTCAAATGATGCAGCAAAGATGTCTACATCAGTTCCTGTGATACCTATGTGAAAAGCAGAGTCGGTAGTAGTACCTTCCATTGCTGTCACCACTTTGAAACCTGCGTGTAGGATCATAGTGTTTGCAGGTACAGCAATAGCTTGAATGATGTCATTCGCTGCTAAAGCTGTGCCACCGTTTTGCAAGATGGCGTCAGCCATATCAATATCGTTTTGCAATACAGTAAGAGCACCACGGAGTTTTTTGTTCCCTGTTCCACCATTGTTTGATGTGGAAGCAGAGTTGGTTGACATTGTAATTGTAGCCATAACTAAATACCCCCTTACGCTGCGTTATATTTGGCAGTAACGATAGCTTCTGGACGAAGTATCTTTCTACCATATAGATGCATACCACGAACGATGTCAGCAAAGCTGTCAGGGTCACGATATGTTTCCGTTTTGTTGATCTGCTCTGCAGTCGCTACAGCAGAATCATGTCCAGCAACAATCACACCAAAGTTACTATTTTGGTTAGCTGTGCCTGATGTACCTGGGCCATCGCCTACTGCTGGTAGGTTAGATGAAGTGTACATACGGAAACCGTGGAAGTTGTTAATGACTAAGCCATTACGTAGTCCACCTGATTCACCGAAATCCGCATTCATAAAGCGTGAATCTTCATCACGAAGTAGCTCCATGAACACTGGGTCTACAACGAGCCATCTACCTTGTGTATCAACTTGCTGTTGATCAAGGAGTCTAGCCATACGAGCGACAACCATTGCTGGTGAAGCTGTTGCAGTCGGTAGTGATGTAGCACCTGGCATACGTGCTGTTAGAGGAATAGAGTGATCCCCTGCAGATGATGTTGTGATGTTACCAAATGAAGACTTAATTAGTTTCATTGATGACAATAGTTCATCTGAGCCAGCAGTTGTTACAGACTTAGAACCGTTTACAGTTGTGTTAGCTGTATCTGGTGAGCCATGTAGTGCAGACTGTTTGAAGCCTGATAGATAACCTAGAACGTCTTGGTCATACTGATCAGACAAACGATATGCGGCACGATCTGTTGCAAGTTGCATAAAATTAACATGTGAGTGGGCTTCCTCGATATCATCCATCTTAAAAGCAAAGTAGTTCGCTTTGTCAATAGTTAACTGAAAGTCTTCATCATCTAAATCTTGTGCTGTGACTTGTGTGCCACGCGAATATGCCTGGACCGAAATCTCAGGTTCTTTGATAATTTGAACCGTATCACCTTGGGCAGAAATCTCCCCAAAATAATCTGAGTTCGTTATTTCTCCTACAACAGTACTCTTGCGAAAAGCAAGTTGTACCTGTTTGGAGTAGATTACAGGACTAAAATTACCATTAGGTAAATTGCCGTAACCTGACGCTGATGTAAAAGCCATGATTAAATCCTCCATATAGATGTTTAGGCTTAGTTATTAAGCGTAACACTTTGAAAGAGGCTAACATTTCTAGGGTGCAAGCAGCTACACATTGGCCTTGTGTATGCTGATGGGCCTATACTTTATTAGGTAAGTCTTATCTTAGTAGTCGGGCTTAGTATAATAAAAGCATAAAGGTAGCTAATAATAGGGCTTTATGCTTTTACTTCATAAACATAGTTATATATACTTAATCTACTATGTCAATAGTTTTTTATCGTGCACCACCAGAAACATCATAAATAAACTTACCTGATCGTATAGCTTCCATGATTTCATCTGATCTTGCTTCATATTGTTGTGCAGTCATCTTTTGTACTTGTGATTCTAGTATCTGTCCTGCTACACCTGCATCGTCAATCCTAGTGTTTCTTTTTGTTTTAACTTGAGATGCAGCGTCTTTATTTGTTTTCTTTCTAGATTTTACGTCCATGCCATTGTCAACTTTAAATAAATCAATAACTCGCACAACGGATCTAGGGTCATCTTGATTTTCGTACAAGGCATCTTGTACCCACTTGGGCTGTTCGTTTGCCCAGTTATGAAAGTCATCACTCTCACGTAACTCATCAAAGTCAGGATGAATCTTTCTTATTGCATTTTCTGATTTGGCGCGTTGAGTTTCAGCATTAAGTTGATCTATCTCTTGCAGTCTCTGATCTGCTTTTGCAAACTTCTCATCTGCTTTCTTTGTAGCAATAGTTTCTACTATGCTTGCAATCTCAGGGTACTTCTTAGACCACGCTTCTATACTTTCATCTGAAGAGGGTGGACGTAGATCACCTTTTACAGCATTGTCCATCTTAGCTTTTAGTTCTTTTATTTCTTCAGTCTGTTTGTTTAGGTGCTTGCGTAAATCACTATACCGTTTTTTATAAGTTCTTTCTTCTGGAGATAGCGTTGCTTCTTCAGCTTCTGTATTGGCCTCTTCCGCTTTGGCTGTTTCTTCTTCGTTGGATTCTTTTGTGTTTCCTTCCATGAGGGATTTAAGTTCTGCCTCATCCTTTTCTATTCGTTTCTTATTTGCGCTTTGGTTTGATTTATTTTGTACAAATCCTGCATTCTTTGGTGTTTCCACTTCTGTTAGTTCTGGCATGTTATTACTCCTTATGTTGGGGC